CAAGGGGGCAGCAATGTCCCCTAATTTTTAGGAGAATAAAATGAGTTTTTCAACAGACGTAAAAGCAACCAGAGCAACGGGTAACGGAACTATCTTTGCAGGGCGAACTAGACTCAGAGGTGTTATTGTAGTAAACGATGGCAGCGGAGCAGGTTCAGTTCTTCTTAGAGATAATGATGACCAAACTGTATTGCAGTTTGATATACCAAACGGTGATGTATTTGCTTTTAATTTACCAACAGATGGAGTTGTGTTTCCTAACGGAATGAAAGTTCACAGTTTCACAAACGTAACATCAATTACAGTCTTCCATGACTGATAAAGAAATACAGAATAAGTTAGAAATAATTGAAATGAAAGGTGAGTTAAAACTTCTTCATCAAAAAATAGACACAATAAAAGGTAACGATTTAATGCATATGGAAAAAGCAATAAGCGGTATTAATAAAGTTTTATGGACAGTTGGAGTAATGGTATTTGCACAATTTATTTGGTTAGTTAAAACTGTTCTTATGGGATAGGAGTCTAGATGGTTACATCTGGTACACATACTTTTAGTTTAGATAGCGCCCAAATTATCGAAGAGGCGTTTGAGAGAATTGGCCAACAAGCTAAGACAGGTAACGATTTAAAAACTGCAAGACGTTCTTTAAATCTAATACTTACTAAGTGGGTCAACGATGGAGTTAATTTATTTACTCTTGATTTAGATACAATTAGTATGACTAAAGATCAAGATCATATAACAATATCTGCATCCTCACGCCTCGATATTTTAGATGCAACAATAAGAAATAATTCAGATACTAATAATCCTCAAGATGTTTCTTTAGAAAGAATTAGCCTTAGTGATTATTTACAAATACCAACTAAGAAAGATACAGGCAAACCTGTACAATTTGCTGTAGAAAGAAATGCACAGTTTAATGCAACTGGTGCAGCAAACCATAAGATATATTTGTGGCCAATACCAGATCAAACATATTATCAAATGTTGGCTTGGAGTATAAAATACCCACAAGATGTGTCAGCAACTTACACCCAAAATCCAGAAATACCAAGAAGATATTTACCAGCTTTGATTAGCGCACTAGCTGTAGAACTAGCAATTAAATTTGCACCAGAAAGATTAAATGTTTTGAAACCACTATATGATGAAGAGTGGATGAAAGCAAAAGAAGAAGATAGAGAAAGAGTTAGCTTTACTGTACAACCACAGGTTTACTAATGGCTAGATACGCTAAAGGTAAAAGAGCGGTTTTAATAGACGATCGTTCTGGTTTTAAAATTAGATACAAAGATGCACGAACAGAGTGGACAGGATCTCGTGTACATAAAAAAGATTTTCAATCAAAGCATCCACAACTAGAACCACAAAAATATATACCAGCACCTCGTGGTAATTCTTTATTCAAACCACGAACAGACAACGATCAAGTACCTACTACTATTCCATTAGGTCCTTTGCATAGCAGATTTTCTGCAAGTGCTTTAACTAGTTTAGGTCAACCAACATTAAGTATTAGTGAAGTAGCTAATGGTTTACAATTAAATTCATCTTTAGGAACTCCAGCTATTGCATTAGTACAACCAATCGCAGGTGCATCTGTTTCAGCATTACTGCCTTTACCTGGTCAATCAGTAGATAAAGTTGTAACAGTTGTTGGAGGTAATCCTGCTAATCATCCTTATCATAATTTTGGATCGTCTAATAAGTTTGCAATAAACGGATCAACTGCTACAGCAGATGTGACTTTACAATTATTTGAAGGTAATACATATACCTTTGATCAGTCAGATGCATCTAACTCTGGGCATCCTTTACGCTTTAGTGAGACACCTAATGGAACACATGCAGGAGGATCAGAGTATACAACTGGAGTAACAGTAGTAGGAACACCAGGACAAGCAGGAGCATACACTAGAATTGTAGTAGCAACTGGAGCACCTACATTATATTATTATTGTACTAATCACTCAGGCATGGGCTGGACAGCACTCACACCTGATGAAGCTGTCTTTATTAATTCAACAGAAAATGCTAACGGTTTAGAAGCTACTGTATCACAAGGTAGTATAACTAAATTAATAGGACAACCAATTACAGGTATAGCAGCTACAACAGGTCAAGGAACTATAACTTTAAATAGCACAGAAGATGCAAATGGTTTACAAGCTACAGCTTCTATTGGATCTGTAGTTATTAATACTACAGAAGATGCTCTAGGGTTAGAAGCAACTGCACAACAAGGTACAGTAGGCATAAGTCTAACAATAGGTGTAACGGGATTACAAGCAGTAGCAGGTATAGGTAGTGTAGGTAAACAAGTAGACGCTACCATAGTACCAACAGGTCTCTCAGCTACAGCATCTCAAGGTACAGTCACAGCAGTAGATGTTACTCCTGTAGCTATTACAGGGTTGCAAGCTACAACAAATCGTGGTACAATAACAGTAACTTCTCCAAGTTGGGGTAACTTTACTTGGGGTCACGACACATGGGGTCAATAATATGGGTTTAACATACGTACAATTAAAGCAAGCTATTCAGGACTTTACTGAGAATGATGCTACAGAATTTACTACAGCTACAGGATCTGGCAAAGCTCCTATAGATTTATGTATTGAATTTGCTGAGATGCGCGTATTTAGAGAAGCTGATGTAGCAGCGTATCGCAAAACAGTAGATGTTACTTTATCAGCTAACAATCAATTCTTAGATTTACCACAGGATCTTTATGTTACAAGATATGTAAAAGTAAAGACTGGTGAATTTCTAAAAGAAAAAGATCAATCATTTGTTCGAGAGTTTTCACAGAATGATAGTGCAGGAGTAGCAGCTCTACAAGGCACTCCAAAATTCTATGCACTCTACGGAGAGGGAGCATATTCAGCTTCAGACAGAGGTATGAAATGGTTATTTTCTCCTCGTGCAGATGTTGACTATACACTAGAAATAGGGTATACTATACTACCAACAGGGTTAAGTAGCTCAAATGCAAATAGTTATTTGGGTGACTATGCCCCAGACTTGTTATTGTATGCATGTTTATTAGAAGCAGCATCATTTATGAAGTCGCCTGCAGATCAAGGTTCAAGGTATCAAGCTTTGTATGACCGAGCACTACAGACATTCATAGGACAAGAACAAGTCAAGAAGCGAACTGACGAGTTTGTTTCAGGCGAAACAGGAACTAAAGGATTATAAACTATGGCCATAACATCAGCAATATGCACAAGTTTTAAGAAAGAGTTGCTAGAAGGTTTAATGGATTTTAATGCATCAAGTGGTAGCACTTTTAAAATTGCATTGATTAAAGCCAACGCTTCTCAATCAGGAACTTACGGTGCAGCAACAACTAATTATTCGGATGTAACAGGTAACTCAGATGAATTACCAGCTACAGGTGGATATACATCAGGTGGAAACACATTAACTAACATCGATCCAACTACAAGTGGAACAACTGCATTCGTAGATTTTGCAGACACTTCTTGGACTTCAGCAACTTTTACAACTAGAGGTTGTATAATTTATAACACAAGTCAAAGCAATAAGGCAGTAATGGTAATTGATTTTGGTGCAGATTTTTCTGTATCAGGTGGTACTTTTCAAATACAGTTTCCAACTGCTAATGCAAGTGACGCTATATTAAGAATAGCATAAGGAGTTTTTAAATGGCTTCTACATGGAGTAGTCTTGGCATAAGGTTAATGACAACAGGTGAGAATGATAACACCTGGGGTGATCAAACTAATGACAACTTAAAACGTTTTGAGAATGCAACTAAAGGTGTTGTAGATGTAGCAGTGTCAGGTGACACAACTTTAACATTTACTACACAACCAACTTCTTATTCTTCTGAGAATGGTCGTCAGCAAGTATTAAGATTTACTGGTACACCAGGTGCAACTAGAACAATTACTCTACCAAACATTCAAACTAATTACAATGTATTGAATGATACAAATCAAAGTTTAACATTTTCTGCAGGATCGGGGGCAGTAACGTACACTCTCGTAACTGGTAGAGATGCGATGATATATGTCGATGGTTCAGATGAAGTACACAATGCTTTAGCGAATCTAGACGTAACAACAATAAACGGCGTTAACCCTGCGAACTCAGCACAAGCTGGCTTCGTAATCGCAATGGCCGTGGCATTATAAGGAGAAGA